ACTGCCTACGCGCACCCCCGCGCTGTGCTTGACTTGAAGGAATGTGTAGGCAGTGTAGGTAGTGTAATTACTATACAGAAAAAGTTATAATATATACCATAATAATAATAAGGTATATAATATTATATATAAAAGACCGGCGGTAAAATGACTGCCTACACTGCCTACAATCGCGCTAAACCGCGTCATCACTGGGCGCAGGCGTAGGCAGTCACACTGTTTTTAATTGCCTACATATGCTTACATGACTGCCTACACTATCAGGGCAGACAGCAAGGGTAGCACTAGTGTCAATATATTGACGCTTACCCTTGCAAGCCTTATAAATCAATGACATACAATAACGTCAAATAATTGACACTTAACCTTGAATCCCTTGCAGCCCGCGTATTTCGTGGCTTGCAGCGATAGGGGGGGGGTTAAAATAAAAAATAAAGCGCAGGCGGGGAGGACTTGACAAGACGACTGGCGGGGGCATTATCTCCAACGTTTGCATTTTTCCTATACTATTTGCATTTTCCATATACACCGTCAAATAAATGTCAAATAAATGACGCATAGGGGGGGCGTTCATTTCCGAAGGTGATGCAAAAGATTCACAGACAAAAAAGTCATTTCCATATATATTATAAATAATTTTTAACAAGCTAAGGATTCATGCGACCATGCAATCATTTCCATATTCACCAAGAGAATTAAAAGTTACAGAGGCGCGTCTGAGCGCAATTTACGAAGCGTCTGCGCTAGGGCTAAAAGGGGACAAGCTCGCGCTTGCGGCAGGGCTACTTCCAAGCGAGTATCGGCAGTTGTGCCAACTCGACCCAAACGTTGAGCTGATGACCATGAAGGGTGCCGCTGACGCAGAGGCGCAAATGGCACAGGTGTTAAAAGACGCGGCGCTAGGGGGCGATACAAAGGCGGCGTTAGCTATCCTTCAAAACGTACACGGGTGGGCAAGTGCTAAGGAGCAGAATAAGGTGGCGTTTGGCATCACTAACGCGGACGGCACAGCGGCAAGCCTTGTTATAGGGTGGGAGTCATGAAGGTTGTCATTCCCTACAAGCCAAGAGATGTGTTTAAACCGCTACACTCAAGAAAAGAAAGATGGGCAGTTGTGGTCGCTCACAGAAGGGCGGGCAAGTCGGTAGCGTGTATTAACGAATTGATAAAGTGTGCTTGTACAGACGCCAGCGGAGATGGTAGGTATGCCTACATCTGCCCATACTACTCACAGGCAAAACAAGTAATCTGGGATTATTGTAAGACGTTTACAAAACCCATACCCAACATAAAGGTGAACGAAAGTGAATTACGACTTGATTTTCCAAACGGGGCGCGTATTCAGTTATTTGGTGCTGACAATCCTGACAGGTTGCGCGGTCTTTACTTTGACGGGATTATTGCTGACGAGTATGGCGATTGGAAGTCAACTGTATGGCCATATGTTATCCGTCCTGCGCTGGCTGACCGCAAAGGGTGGGCGATAATTATTGGGACGCCAAAGGGTAAGAATAGCTTTTATGAGCGCTTTGAAGCGGGCAAGCAAGACAAGGACTGCTTTACCTTGCTGCTGACAGCATCTAATTCGGGCATCCTCGACCAAGAAGAGATTGACGCGTTGCGAAAGGAGTTGTCGGAGGACGCATGGCTACAGGAGATGGAGTGCAACTTCGACGCGGCGATACCGGGGGCTATTTACGGCAGAGAAATGTACGAAGCGGGGCAATCGGGTAGGGTAAGGCCTTGCTATGACCGCAAACTCAAGACGTATGCGGCTATCGATTTGGGGTGGAGCGACGACACGGCGATTTGGTGGTTTCAGGTGGCCGGCAAAGAGCTTAGGTTTATTGATTGCTACAGCAATAGTGGAATGCCCATCGCGCATTACCATGACATTTTGCAGAGTAAAGGCTATGATTATGGCGAATGGTTATATCTGCCGCACGACGCGAAGGCTAAATCTTTGCAGACGGGCAGAAGTATTGAGGAGCAATTTCGCTCGCTTGGTTGGTCACCTAGAATTGTCCCAAATATATCACTTATGGACGGGATACAAGCCGCTAGGTTATCATTAGCAAACTGTTGGTTTGACCCAAGCTGTAAAGAGGGGATGGAAGCGCTCACACAGTACCAAAGAGAGTATAATGTGGAGAAAAAGGTGTTTAATGAACGACCCAAACACGATTGGACATCTCACTTTGCTGACGCTTTCCGGTACGCGTGTCTTGCATGGCGTGAACAACGCCCTGAAGCAGCGGCAAAACCCAAAGCGAAATACTGGGAAGACCAGTCCTTAGAGGAGTTGTGGGAACACAGCTCGAAACGTAGAGGTAGACGAATATAATGAGTGACAAACTATCAGCACAGCCTTGGCACGACGAAATATCGCGCTACCAAGAAGAATATAAGAAGTGGACGGAGCGTGGCGAGAAGATTGTCAAGCGCTACCGTGACGAGCGCAAAGACGCAGAGCAAGCGGACGCACGATTTAATATTCTTTGGTCTAACGTACAGACACTAAAGCCTGCCATTTACGCAAAACCACCTAACCCTGAGATTTCAAGACGCTTTGACGACAGAAATGACGCCGGCAGAGTAGCAAGCATAATTTTAGAGCGCGTTCTTGATTTTGAAATTAAAGAATACCCTGATTTTCACGACACGCTGTCTTGCGTGGTGGACGACAGACTGCTTCCGGGCAGAGGCGTGGCGTGGCTTCGCTACGAACCTAAGATTGAAGAATTTGAGCCTCAAATTACCAATTATACGGAAGTGGGTGATAGTGAATATACCGCAGAGCGCACACCGGATGAAGAAAACGGGTTAGCACAGACCGAAGTCTATGAACGTGTCGTGTCGGAAACAACACCGGTGGATTATGTCTACTGGCAAGACTTTGCACATCTACCTGCTCGAACATGGGACGAGGTGACATGGGTAGCGCGCCGCGTCTATATGACGTTAGATGAAGGGATTGAGCGTTTTGGCGACATTTTTGAGAAAGTTCCGTTAACTAACACGTCAAACCGTAAAGACGGCGACAAAGAAACCACTAAAGCCGATAAAAAAGCGGAAATTTGGGAAATTTGGTGCAAAGCTGAAAAATGCGTTTATTGGATTGCGGATAATTACGATGTCATCCTAGACCACAGAGATGACCCTCTAGGCTTGACTAGCTTTTACCCCTGCCCTAAGCCTTACTTTGCCACTACATCAACAGGGACGCTGATTCCTGTAGCTGATTTCTTACTTTATCAAGACCAAGCAGACGAAATTGACGAGTTAACAGGTCGAATCAAGCATTTGACCAAAGCGCTCAAAGTGATGGGTATTTACGCGGCGGACGAGCCTGCGATTGAACGCTTGATGAAAGAAGGTAATGATGGGGTGCTTGTTCCTGTCAAAAACTGGGCGGCGTTTGTTGAAAAAGGCGGATTGCAAGGCGCGGTTCAGTTTATGCCACTTGGCGACGTTGCGTCAGCACTGCAACAGCTTTATCAAGCGCGTGAATCATGTAAACAAATTATTTACGAAACAACAGGGCTTTCCGACATTATGCGTGGCGCGTCGGTAGCGAGTGAAACAGCGACAGCGCAGCAGATTAAGAGCCAATACGCGTCGTTGCGACTAGGCAACATGAAAGATGGGCTTTACCGTTTTGCGCGTGAAATTCTACGCATGAAGTCAGAGATTATCTGCTCAAAATACCAACCACAGACATTAATTGAAGTGTCAGGTATTATGAACACGCCTGACGCTCAATTTGCGCAGCAGGCAATTGAGTTACTTAAAAATGAGCCTGCTAGAGTCTTTAACGTTGACATACAAACAGACACGTTAGTTGAGCTTGATAAACAGACTGAAAAAGCAAACCGCATGGAGTTTTTGCAAGCGGTGAGTAGCTTTATTAAAGACGGTATTGGCGCGGTTAAAGAAGACCCTGCTATAGCGCCGTTAGTTGGAGAGCTATTGCTTTATGGTGTTCGAGGATTTAAAGCAGGGCGTGAACTTGAAGGTGTACTTGAACAGTTTGTTGACCAAGCGGCTAAAAAAGCACAAGGGCCTCAACCACCAAGCAAAGACGAGCAACGCACACAAGCCGAGGCGCAAATTGCCCAAATGAAGATGCAAGCACAACAACAGTCAGAGCAGGCGACAATGCAGCTTGAACAAGTGAAACTTCAAGCAAGCAATCAGCTTGAACAAGCTAAACTCGAGTTTGATAGATGGAAAACACAGCTTGATAACGACACTAGAATTGCTATTGCACAGATTCAAGCTCAAAATAGCATGAAACAACACGTCTTAACGCTTAACGCAGGAAAAGACGCGGATGCAATGACAGAGCTTGACGAAACGGGAACACCTCAAGTCAGTCAATTATTGTCAAGCTCACTAGGCAATGTTATCGACAGCGTTAACATGAACATGACTCAAATGATGACAATGGCAAATCAACAAAACCAAGCATTGCTCGACAGAATGTCTGAAATGCACAACCAAGTAACTCGTCCAAAACAAGTTGTTCGGGACGCTAACGGCAAAATTATAGGAGTCAAATAAATGGCAGTCACACTTAACACTACCTTGCGCAATTCACGCGCGGATGCAATTACCACTTTTGCTGGTAACGGCGCTAAACTTAGAATTTATACTTCTGGCGCAGTTCAGCTAGTGGAATGCGTTTGCGGAACACCGTTTGCTGGCGCGGCTTCTAGCGGAGTGCTTACCTTAAGCGCAATTACAGCAGGTACAGCAGGCGCAACAGGGACAGCAGCTAACGCAAGTATCTATAAATCAGACGGTACGACATTGGTCGTATCAGGATTAACCGTTGGCACGTCAGGCAGTAATATTAACTTATCAAGCACGTCTGTTACAACTGGCGACAGCGTGGCTATTTCTTCTGCAACTATTACGGAAGGTAACGCATAATGGCTTTATGGGATGCTGGAATATGGGACACCGCTAAATGGTCTACCATTGAAGCGACGGCGTCCCTAACGCTTGATAACATTACGTTTGCTAGTACAGGAAAGCTAACGCACAACGGCACGTTAGCCGTTACGCTTGATAACATTACGTTTGCTAGTACAGGAAAGCTAACGCACAACGGCACGTTAGCCGTTACGCTTGATAACATTACGTTTGCTGGCGCGGGGACGCTAACGCACAACGGCACATTAGCCGTTACGTTAGCGGACATCATCTTTACTGCTACAGGCAATGAAGTTCAAACGGGAATATTAGCAATTACGTTAGAAGATATTGCGTTTGCAGCTACAGGTGGCAAAGTTAACAGCGGTACTTTAGCGGTTACGTTAGATGATATTACATTTGTAGCTGCGGGGAATGAGGTTCAAACGGGCGTATTAGCGGTTACGTTAGATGATATTATTTTTTCAGCTACAGGTTCAGAAATACCACCGTTTTTAATTGACACTAGACGCGGCGGCTTAAAAGCCAAGAAAAAAGAATACAAAAACAACAGCGCCGACGTTAAAAAAGCGATTGAAGACGCCGTTGAAGCAGTCACTGGAGAGCCTAAACCAAAGGTTAGGGTTGCTCCTAAAGTTGAAGAAAAGCCTGTTACTTTTGTTGAGGATTATGAAGCAATCCTCCGCATGGAAACTGAAAAAGCTGCACTAGAGCTTGCTATCGCGCAAATGCTTGAAGACGAGCGTGACGACGAAGAAGCCATACTTTTACTATTATGATTGGAGATTAAAATGGGGTACGAAATTATATCCGCTGTCAGTAGCACTGGTGTTCCAGTCGCTGCAAGAGCCGACGGCAACGTTGTAGGCATAAGCACCAACGGTACACGCGCCACTTTTCGATATGTTGCGCAGGACATTACACCTGTGGCAACCGCTACAGACGTGCTTGTAATATCTGGTTCTGCAACAAAAATTATTCGCGTGACAAAAGTGGAGATTGTGGGTACGGCTACGACAGCATCCATATATGACCATTACATTATTAAGCGCACCGTTGCTAACACCGCAGGTACATCAACTAACGTGACCGCTGCACAGGCAGATTCAGCCGATGACGCGCAAACAGCAACATTAAAACTCTATACTGCAAACCCTTCAGCCTTAGGCACTGGCATTGCAATAGAAGCCCATAAAACGTACTTATCCGCTAGCGCAACGCCGGGCGCGGCAGCACTGCCGTCATCTTACGAGTTTGGCGTTCGTAATGACAAAGCTATCGTTCTTAGAGGCACTTCAGAGTCTTTAGCAATTAATTTTAACGGGCAAGCCGTACCAACTGGCGCTAGTTTGTATCTAGGAATTGAGTGGACAGAGGATGTTGCGTAATGCCGCTGTACGAAGTCAAATGTAAAGAATGCGGAGCAACGCAAGACATCTTTAGAAAGCTGGCAGACTATGACAATTTGCCGGAGTGTTGCGACACGATAATGACACGAGTTATTTCAGCGTCGTTTGTACACGCCGAGTTTGCACCTTATAGGTCACAAATTGATGGCAGTATGATTTCTGATAGAGGTCAGCATCGTAGGCATTTAAAGAACAATGGGTGCAGTGAAGTCGGTAACGAGGACATGACGCCCAAAGTAGACCATTTTGCGCAAAAGCGTAAAAAAGAAACGTTGCGACAAGAAATTGCCGCAAGAATAAACTAACTAAGGACTCCAAATGAGCGAAGAAACGACGGCTGAAGACTCAGTTGAAGAAGTTGCAGTAGAAGAAGAAAGTCAATCTACCCATGATATTATTGGGCGTGAGCTGGATAAACTTGAAGAATCAACATCTACAAGCGAACCTGAAGAAACCGTAAAAGAAGAAGTAAAAGCACCGCCTCCTGAACGTTCTCCGTGGAAATCATGGAAAGCCGAAGCGGCAGCCGAGTTAGAAAAGTTGCCAGAAACTGTACAGAAGCATATCATAGAGCGTGAAGAACAGTTCCACAGAGGGATAGAGCAGTATAAATCAGCGGCTAACTTTGCTAAAACCATTGATAAGTCGATTGCCCCATATAAAAATTATTTAGAGGAAATGCAAGTCGCGCCAGACGTCGCGTTTTTCAATCTTCTAAAAACAGAACACACGCTTCGTCGAGGGTCATACCAAGAAAAAGCGGAAATGCTAATGAAATTAGCGCATGATTATCAAATCGATATGACTCAGCTAGCCGGCTTGCCATACGACCCAACCATGCACAATCTTAAGGCGCAGTTAGACGAAAAAGAACGACAACTGCGAGAGGCTTCGGAATTTAAACAAAGTCACGAAGACGCTCAAATTCAGTCTAAAATTTCGGATTTTGCGCAACGTCATGAGTATTTTACTGAGGTGCAGTCAACGATGGCAGACCTGCTAGAACGTGGACTTGCAAATGACTTAGATGATGCTTATGAAAAAGCATTGCGGTTAAACGATAATACGTTTCAAAAAGTCTATGCTCAACAGCAAGGCGGCGGGAATCGTCAAAATTTAACGCAGGCAGACCAAGCTGCAAAGGCAGCAAAGGCAGCAGCGGTATCGGTTAAAGGTTCACCTGCGGGCGCGAACCGAACAGTTATCCCTGCAACTACTGAAGAAGCCGTTAGACAGGCAATGCGCCTTCACGGATTTTAAATTTTACGAGGATTAAGCAATGGCATTTGCAAACAGCGCGATTAGTGACATTATCGCAACCACCATCGAAAGCCGTACCAAATCGGCTCAAGATAACTTAACAAACAACAACGCGTTATTACTTCGTTTGAAAGAACGCGGTAACGTAAAAACAATCAGCGGTGGCTCAACCATCTTGCAAGAATTGTTTTATAACGACCCTGCAACCAATTATGCGTCAAGCTATAGCGGTTACGAAACTATCAACATTTCACCTGATTCTCCAATCAGTGCTGCGCAGTTCAATTTGAAACATTATGCAGACGCTGTAACGATTTCTGGCCCTGAAATGCTTGCTAACAGCGGTAAAGAAGCAATGATTGAATTGCTTGCTACCCGTGTTGAAATTGCTGAAGCAAGACTTAACAACAAAATCGACATCGACTTACATGGCGACGGTACAGGCAACGCAGGTAAAAACTTAGTTGGTTTAGCGGCTATGATTAGCACTTCACCAAGTACAGGTACTTACGGCGGTATTGACCGTGCTACATGGACTTTCTGGCGTAATGGCGCGTACACTTCAACTGGTTTGACTGGCGCAGCGGCAACAGCGGCTAACATTCAAAACAGCATGAACACTGTCGCGTTATCAGTTGTTCGTGGCACAGACCATGTTGATTTAATTTATGCAGGCTCAACCGCCTATTCGCTTTACTTAGCGTCTTTGCAGGCAATCCAACGTATCACTGACGATAAATTAGGCGCGGCAGGTTTCTCTGCGTTGAAATTCTACGGCGGCGCTGGCTCTGCTGACGTTGTACTTGGTGGCGGTATCGGCGGCAACCAAACTGCAACTCGTATGGACTTTATTAACACAAAATATGTGTACTTCCGTCCTCACAAAGACCGTAATTTCGTGCCAATCGGCGGCGACCGTCAAGCAGTTAACCAAGACGCGATTGTTCGCTTAATGGGCTTCTCTGGCGCGTTAACCTGTTCTGGCGCGCAATTCAACGCAACATTCAGCACAACCTAGGAGGCATTCATGGCTTATAACATTACGACCCCTTTAGCGGGTTTTCAAGGTATCGCGCTTACTGATACCACACAGAACCACGCATTAGGCACTATCGTTACTGCGGTAGACCCAACTTACGGCGCTGGCGAATTCATTTATTTGAAAGGCGTTGCATCAACTGTTGTTGGCTCATTAGTTGATTATGACTCTTACTTAGCCACAACTGCATTAGCACCTGCTACTGGCGGGGTTGGCCCAGTTGCTGTAGCAATGTCAGCTAACGTGGCATCACAATACGGCTGGTATCAAATTTCTGGTGTCGCGGCTGTTAAAGCACCTAATGCAATGACTGCTGGCGCTGACGTTTATGCGTTAGCTGCAACTCCGGGCAGTGTTGATGATGCTCAAGTAAACGGTGAGCAAATCTTGAATGCTAAAGTATCTACCACAACAGGTACTCCTAGCTCTGGCTTGGCGTTGATTCAAATCAACCGTCCATTCCACCAAGGTCAAGTAGTATAATTTTTAAGGCGGTAAGCTAGACGGCTTACCGCCAACTAACTAGGATTAAATATGAGCGAACAACTTTCTTATGTCGGCGATACCGGCGGCGATGCTTACTTAGACGTTTCATTCTACATTGGAACGCACGATGGGCAAGAATACGACTTTATCCGAATCAATGTACCCGGCGATAAATCACTGTCAATTGACACGATTGCCGACGATAACCACAAAGCCCGTTTTGCACGGCAATGGCAAGCCTATAAAGGCTTAAAAGATATTAAAGGTACGCCAATGGAGGAATGGCCAGAAATTGCCGAAACACTCCGCATTGAGCTAGCCTACCAAGGGTTTAGATATATTGAACAAGTTGCTGGCGCACCTGACGCGGCGTTTATCCGTATTATGGGCGGCACACAACTTCGCAATAAAGCACAAGCCTTTTTAAATCGTGGTAAAATAGACGCTGATGAACTAATTAAAGCTCAATCTGACCAAATTGCAGAGCTTCAAGCGCAAATGAAAATTTTGATGGAAGCACAACCACCTGAAGTCAAAAGAGTTAGAACCGTTAAGGAATAAAATGCATGGCAAACCTACTTACGAATGTTCAAGATGTCTGTTTAGAAATAGGTTTGCCTGTCCCCACGCAAGTGGCGACATCAACAGACCCTCAAGTGCTTCAAATTCAAGCGCTGATGAACCGTACAGGCGACACGCTATCAACTGAGCGTGACTGGCAAGCCTTAGCGGCAGAATACCGTTTTGAAACGGTTTACTATCAATATACGGGTGACGTTACTGAAGGTTCAACCACTATCACCAATTTGTCGTCAGTAACAGGTTTATCGACTGATTTTATGGCCATTGGCGAAGGGTTGTCACAAGACACTTTTGTCACTTTTGTTGGTACAACAACGGCTACAACTTCTATTCCTGCTACTGCCACTGCAACAGGCATTACCATTACATTTAGTCAAGCTAAGTATGCAATGCCTAGCGACTTCGCGCGGATGGTAGACAAAACCCAATACAATAAATCAAATCGTTGGTCAATTATTGGTCCTAAAGACGCCCAAGAATGGCAATGGCTTAAAGCAAGCTATGTTACGACAGGCCCTCGTATGCGCTTTAGAATGATGGGTAACAAGTTCACTATCTGGCCTGCGCCTACCGCAGTGCTAGTAATGGGCTTCGAATACGTTTCTAACGCATGGGTTGTAGCGGCTGACGGAACACCTAAAACACGCTTAACGGTTGATACTGACACTACGTTATTCCCAGACCGTGTAATGGTGCTTGGTACAAAGCTCAAATTATTTGAGATTAAAGGTTTTGACACCACCGCAGTGCTTCAAGATTACACTCGTGAGTTGGAGAAATGGAAAGCAGCAGAGAGCGGCGCAGATACGCTATCCCTCGCACCACGCTATCCAAATATACTACTCACTCAGAACAATATACCGGATACGGGTTATGGCAACACTACATCGTAAAGATACGGTTTTTCGTATCCTAAATAGGTAACTAAATGCTACGTCCTAAACGCCAAACTTCAGGTACCGTCACTGTCACCGCGCCAATAGGTGGGTGGAATGCGGTCAATCAATTAGCCGCAATGTCGCCTAACGAGGCGGTCATCATCGACAACTGGTTTTGCTTACCTACTGAATTGCAATCGCGCAAAGGCTACACATTGTGGTCAAGTGGCATAGCGGGCGATATTGAATCGTTTATCACCTATGACGGGCAAGACGGCGTTTCGCGCGTCTTTGCGGTAGCTGACGACGCTGGCGATTGCAGTGTGTGGAACGTAACGGCGAAAACACCTACCGCACCAACTGAAGTTGTTACAGGGCTTTCTAACGCTAGATGGTATTTTGGTCAAGTATCAACGTCAGGCGGCACATTTACGCTTGCTGTGAATGGCGAAGATTATATGCTTCTCTATAACGGCACAACATGGCAACAAGTGACGGGCGTATCTACGCCTTACGCTATCACAGGCGTTGACACAAGCCTACTTGTTGGCGTTTTAGTGCATCATCGCAGAGCGTGGTTTGTCCAAAAAGACAGCATGAAATGCTGGTATTTAGCGACTGATTCGATTGCTGGCACAGCAACTTCTTTTGACTTTGCACCTTTGTTTATCAATGGCGGCAGTATTGCTAAGATTGAAACATGGACGCTTGACGCCGGTAACGGTATGGATGACTATTTTGTCGTCATTACTACGGTAGGTGAGATTGCCGTCTATAGCGGAACAAACCCTGCGTCAGCCGATACATGGTCGCTTAATGGCGTGTATTATGGTGGTTCACCCGTAGGGCGCAGTTGCACAATTAAGTTCGGGGGTGACATATTACTGCTAAACAAAGATGGCCTAGTTCCTTTGTCACAGTGGTTAATGTCTAGCCGTGTTAACGTCAAAACGTCTATCACAAACAAAATACAAAAACGTATTACTGATGCAACCGTAGCGTATGCAGGAAATTACGGTTGGCAAGTCGTGTTAAGCCCACCTAATAATATGCTGTTTATTAACGTACCAATCAGTTCAACGCAGTTTGACCAATACGTTATGAACACCATTAGCGGGGCATGGTCACGTTTTACAGGCGTTAATGCTACCTGTTGGGCGTTTGTTAACAACGTAATGTATTTCGGACAAGGCGGCAAAGTCTTTAAATTTTGGGATGGGCCAACTGATAATGGCGAAGTCATCAATACCGACCTTTTACCTGCTTTTTCTGCCTTTGGCAGTCAAAGTCAGATTAAGCGTTGGACGATGGCTAAAGTGTCAATGGGCTACGATTATGCGTTTGCGTTTTCCGGTCAGATTAACCTTAATTTTGATTTAGATTCTCAACCACCACAACCCTATAACCTTCTTGCTACCAACGCCGGCATTTGGGACTCTGGCACTTGGGACAATGTACAATGGGGTGGAAACATCATGCCGTTCTCACGTTGGCAAATGGCATCGGGCATGGGCTATTACGGCACGTTTAGAATCAGAACATCAAGTAAAACGTCTGATATTCGCTACTATGCAACAGACTATGTATTTGAAGGCGGAGGCGTACTATAATGGAGTACACTTACAGCATAGAAAAGTTCCACGATATTTGGCAAGAATTTGAGCCGTTATTTCGGGCACATTACAGTGAAATGCTTGAGCGTTTAGTAAAGCAAGATATAAACTTTTCGCCGTTTAATTGGCGGCTTGATGAATATTTGAAAGCTAGCCATGCAGGCTATTTAATCATGTATGTTGCGCGGTTAGATGGCAAACCAGTAGGCCATTGTGCAATCTATATAACAAACGATATGCACAATATGGACTTAATAGCGCAAGAAGACGCGCTTTACATTACAAAAGAACATCGAAAAGGCATCGGTAAGAATTTAGTACGCTTTGGACTTATTGACCTACGCAACCGTGGAGTGAAACGTCTAAATGTTAGCGCGATGACCGATTTACGCGTTGCAAAGTTGTGGGAGCGAATGGGCTTTAAACACACTTGCGCAAACATGACATATACATTTTAACGAGGAATATCCATGTGCACACCTTCACCTCCGCCAGCGCCAGACTATAAATTAGCCGCGCAACAAACGGCAGCAGGAAACCAAAACGCGTCTATTGCAGCGCAATATGGCAACATGACCAATCAAGTTGGCCCACAGCAATTTACTTATGATGCAGAAACAGGAGCGTACTCGCCTACTGGCACATCAACTGGCGTAACTTATATAAACCCTGCAAAACCTGATTCTCAAGGCAGTATGCCTTTTGATATGTCTTCTTTAACGCAAAAGCAAAAAGATACTTATTATGCGGGAAAAGGGCTGCCTAAAGACTTTGTTAAAACGTATGACCCTCAGCAATGGAGCCAAACTCAAACATTAGGTGCTAACGACCAACAGCTATTTAATCAAAGCCAAGCTACGCAATTAGGCTTATCTAAAATGGCGTTGACTGGGCTTGATAAAGTTAAGCAAGCCATTTCGCAAGGGGTTGCGCCAGAAATTGCAATTCAAGGTGGCCCTGAATCTACCGCTGACCGCATGACGACAAACGTTAATGCGCCTGACTTTGTTGGCGGTGGATTAGATACCTCCGGTTTGCAGGGCAGCGTAAGTAATGCCGGTCAAATGAGAACGTCTATTGGCCCCGTAAACGGGGTAGAGCAATATGTTGTAGATAATAACGGGGATAGAATTTTAACGCAATCTGGCGCTAATCAGCAGGCTAGTGGTCTTGGAGCGGGGTTAAACAACTCAGATAAAATTCAAACTAAATTAGGGCTAGACCCAACATTACTTAATCAACAAGCCGTTGATGCGCTATACAAAGCGAATACGCAGTATCTTGACCCGCAGTTTGCGCAAAGCCAAGCAAAGATGGAAAGCCAATTGGCTAACCAAGGCATTACGCGCGGTAGTGAAGCGTATAACAACGCAATGCTTAACTTTAACAATCAAAAGCAACAAGCGTACACGGACGCTCGAAATCAAGCGATTGGGCAAGGCACGGCGGCGGCGCAAGGGTTGTTTGGGATGGGGCTTCAAGGCGCTCAATTTGGCAATACGTCACTAGGTCAACAGTTTGGTCAAAACATTACCGCGCAACAATTAGCTAACGCTTCAGCAGGGCAAAACAACGCCAACGCACAAACTAATATGGGGCTTACTAACGCCGCATTAGGGCAACAATTTGGTCAAAATGTCACCTCAGCTAACTTTGCTAACGCGGCGCAACAACAAGCGTACAACCAAGCACAAGGTAATGCACAATTTCAAAATGCTGCGCAAGCACAACAATACGGACAAAATTTGTCTGATATGCAGGCGCAAAACACAGCCGTTGGTCAACGCTTTGGTATGGACACAACCAACCAAGCGTCAACAAATAACGCGCAAACGCAGCAATATAACGCTGCTATGGCTAACGCTAACTTAAATAACCAGCAGCTTTCACAATTATATAATCAGCAATTGCAAAGCGGGCAAATGAGTAACGCGGCAAGTAATCAGCAACTTGCGCAGAATCAAGCGGTTCAACAGAATCCACTTAATATTTTGCAAGCGCTAAGAACAGGCGCTCAACTTAATACGGCTAATTTACCTGCGGTTGGCGTATCTCAGCCCGGACAGCTAGCTAACTGGCAAGGCGCGGATATGTTAGGCGCGGCTACTGCGCAAGGTCAATATAACCAAAGTTTATACAATGCACAAGCGGCGGCTAATGCGCAAATGATGAGCGCAGGTATTGGCGCGGCGGGAGCGCTTGGCGGCGCGGGCATTAAAGCGGCGGCGTCTGACAGAAGGCTTAAAAAGAACATTAAACGCATTGGTACGCACGTTCTTGGCATTGGGCTTTACACATGGGATTACTTGTGGGGTGAGCCGTTTGCTGGCGTTATGGCGGACGAAGTGGAACAAGTCATGCCAGAAGCTATCGTTATGCACCCAAGTGGGTTTAAAATGGTTAATTATGAAATGCTGGGGTTAGTGTAATGATGTTAGGTGAAGACCAACACGCAGCGCTGGTGGCTGCACTTAGAAACCAACCGCAATACCCGCGAGGTAATGCCGCGCCGTCAGCGCAATCCATAATGGAGAACGCGGAAGCGCTTGGTAAGGGTTATCAGGCTATTAAAGAAGCTGGCAAAAGCGACGCACAGCAGTACGCGGATGAATTTGGTCAATATGACCCTCAATTTGCGGCGATGCAAGCTAAAACACCTGACGAGGGTAGCTTTATGAACGGTTTGCAAAACAAATGGAATGGGCTATTTGGAGGTGCGAGTGGCTAGTTTATACGATGAAAAAGTGCTTGGTGCTAAAGATAGAATTGCTTTAGCTCGTAAGTTACAAGAACAAAGCGCTAATCAACAAGCAGGTCAAATGGTTAGCGGATGGTACGTCCCGAACACAGGCGGCGCAGTGCTTGGCGCACTTAACAATGTTCTTGGCGCGTATGAAGAAAAAGGCGCTAAAGAAGATTTGGACAAAGCAGAGCGTGAAAAAACGGCTGCTACTATGCGAATGTTTAACTCAGCAGGTATTCGTGTACCTGAAGAAATGGCATTGCAAGCTGGAACGCCTGAGCAAAAACCTTCTTGGTGGGATAAAACGTCGGCATTTGTTACAGGTGGAGAACAACCTCAAACCGTACCTGCCAAACCTTTAGAGCAAAATGTTGCTCAGAATGTTACGCCTGACCAATTTGAACAACTTGCACCCGCAATGGCGTTAACGTCGCCAGAGCTTGCGTCTACAATAACATCTATTGCTAATAACAGATACACTAGAGCTACTCAAAAAGAGCTTGCAGACGCGCTTAGAACGGATAAACGCGAACAATTTGATATATCTGAAGAAGGAAGAAACGAAAGAGCAAAAGAAGCTAATCTTCTTCGTGAAACTATTGCTAATCAGGGTAACGAGACTCAAAAAGCAATCGCAGCTTTGGCTGCCGCGTCCAGACAAAATCAAGGGAGTGAATCATCTTACACCCCGGTGACTTTTGAAAATGGTGAAAGAGGTAGGTTTAACAGAAGAACAGGTGAGTACGAACCAGTCACTAATTTGCCCGGAGATTTGACTTATAAAGCGCCTAAAGGGTTAAGCCAAGCAGCATCTAATTCTTTAGAATATGGTACTCGTATGCAAGATGCTGACGCTATTATTGAGAAAGTTGGCACTAATTATACGCCGTGGAAACTTAAAGCTAGTGAAAGCGCCACAAATATACCCATTATTGGCGCGGCAGCAACAGGAATGCTACCTGTAAATGAACAGCTATTAAAACAAGCAAAAGAATCATTTATTCATGCTAAGCTGCGTAAAGAGTCAGGTGCTAAAATTGACCCTAATGAATTTGAAGCTGCGGACAGAATTTATTTTCCCCAGCCAAACGATTCACCAGAAGTTTTAGCGCAAAAAGCGGCATCAAGAAAATCAGCTATTGAAGGCGTTTTGTCAGCAGTTCCTAAAGACCAACGCCCCACGGTTGGCGGCGCGTTAGATGGTGCTTCCGTTCCTGTCGCCGCGCCTATGCAACCCCCAGTACAACGTCGAGCGCCTATGCAGTCCCCAGTACAACAACAGATGCCTATGCAACCGCCAGTACAGCAACAAATGCCCATGCAACCGCCAGTACAACAAGCACCGGCGAAGCCTCAATCGCTTCAGCCGGGGGAAGTGTACAAAGGACATGTTTATCTTGGAGGTGATTTATCTAATCCAGCTAGTTGGAGAGCGCAATAATGTCTATGCCGTGGGAAGATTTTGCGCCGCAAGCGCCAGCTAATAAAAATATGCCTTGGGAAGACTTTACTCAAGAATTGCCGGCGGTACCTAAACGGTTTGCCGAAGAAACGCCGCCAACACTTACGCAAGACGCCATAGAATATCTTAAATCTACTGGGCAAAACATCGGTAATATTTATGCTGGAGCGGCGCAAGGCGCGGCTGATACGGCTATTAATTTAGCTGATATTGTTCATGCGCTCCCCAAAAAAGAACAAAACTTAAGCTCTTTAATTGCCCCTAATCAAACTTCAACTGCGCAAGACTACAAAGCGGCTATTGAAGCTAAACTAAGCGGGTTAGGGGCGGATACGAAAAGCGTTCCTTTTGGTGTTGGCCAAGTAGTCGGCGAATCAATTGCCACCCTTCCTGTTGGAGGCGTTCTTGGAAAAGCCGTTGGCGAAGGAGCTAAGGTTTTAGGGCTCGCCGGTAAATCTGGCATACCTGAAAAGTTAACTACCGCGCTTAAATACGGCGGTACTAAAAACGTCGTTGAAGGTGATTTCGCTAAAGATTTAGGCTACAGAACACTAGGCGGCGCAACTACGCAAGGCGTTACAGGCCAAGTTATTGCGCCAGAGAATAACATGGGGGTATTAGATACTGGACTTGGCGCTGGAATTGGGGGCGCGTCGGCCACTCTTGCGCCTGTTGGACGGTTTTTAGGTAAGGTTGCAGAACCTGTGACTAAAGCAGGGCGTGAAGCAATACTAAACAGAAAACTGGAGTCTTTAGCAGGAGGTAAAGATACAATGGGCGGGTTAATTGACCGCTTGCGTAACAAAGGACTGACTCCAGAGCAGCTTGCAGTAACTATGGATTCTCCTGAAATAGCTGCGTCTATTAGAGCATCCGAAGAAAAAGTTGACCCTAGCTCTTGGATACTTAAACGCGACGCCGAAGCAGAAGCATTAGCGTCAAGAGTTAATCAAGCGCAAAGCTCGCTTAACGCTGTTCATCAAGGTGAAATGCCTGTTAGTGGAGTTAGCGTTAACGCGCCATATCAGAACGTGCGAGATGCACAAATTGCACAAAAAGGCGCTCTTGAGGACACTAAAGCGGCGCGTACAGCAGAGCTATTACGGCAGGCAGAAACACAGCAAGGGGCAATACAGCAGCAAAAACAAGCGTTAGAAGGAAGCGTTGCACAACCTGCGCAACGTCCGCTTGGTGAAGCTATTATAGGGCGCAAAGAAGCGCTTGAAAGCCAAGCTAAAGCGGCGGTAAGCCCGCTATATCAACAGGCTTACGATTTAGCGCCTGCCCCTTTTAGCTTTCAACCTTTACTTGATAAAGCAGAAAAGATTAAAAATAAAGTTTCTACTGCTATTGACCCTAAAATTGCACCTAAAGTTCACGAAGCCTTAGACGTGTTTAAAGCTAAAGAGAGTGAAGCGCCGATACTATTAGACGCTAAAGGTAGGCCAATGAAGCCCGTATCGGCGGATTTACCTTATGGTGGAACGCTACAAGATATTCATGCTTTACGGTCTGCCGTGTTAGAAGATATTAGAAGTATCGAAGGAAATTCTGACACTAGCGCTAATCTGACACGCGCTAATTTATATAAGTTAAAAGAAGGTATTGACGCGTCTATAGCTCAACACGCGCCAGAAGAAGCGAAAGCTATGTTTAATAAAGCCAATGAGCTTTATAGAACAACAGTGGCGCAGCCGTATCGTGAAGGTATGGTAGATAAGCTAACGCGTGAGAATACACTTGCTCGGCCTCAAATTAACCCTTCTGAGGTAGCCGATAAGTTTCTTCACCCTGACCATGCAACTGACTATATGCGGGCGTTTGGTAACGACCCAGAAGCAATGCAGGCGATTAAAACCGGCGTTGAAGGTAAGTTTAACAATGAGGTTGTGCAGGGAAGTAAATCACCTGAAAAGTTTTTAAAAGATAATCGTGAAGCGTTGGCAACGTTAGATTCTACGGGTCTTGGTATTCAAAATAGACTTGTTGAAATTATGCGCGGCATGAAACAGGTTGAAGGAAGTCAAGCGGCGCTTGGCGAACAAGTTAAAGCAATCCCTAAAGTAGTAGATGAATCGGTTGCAAACCAACAGCGCATTATTGGCAAATCAGCCAAAGATTTAAGTGGTGCAACTGATGCGGAAAATTTAGCTAAAGTAGCGGTTAACGCTGACGCTCGCGTAATGGGGCGCATACTGCACAAATTAACACCTGAAGCTAAACCAGAATTAGCACGTCAAGTCATTAGCAATGCGTTTGAGCCTATTACCGCAGGCGTTGAAAGAGCAGGTGATAAAACGGCTAAAGCGCTTGAAAATTCGCGTATTGCTACGCTTCTAAAGGCTACTTATGGTAAAGAAGAAGGCGCAGCTAAACTGGCGGATTACAAAGATACTGCGCACGTTCAATCAATGATTGAAGACATTAAAAAAGCTACACCCAAACATCCTTATGACACCGCGCAAACATTGGATAATTTGACTGAGGGTAAGCCTCAAGTTAAACGCGCGGTAGAAGACATAATGACAACTATTAACGACCAAAGAAAGTTTAATTTATTAGCGGAACGCGGGCTTAAAGCCGACGAAGGCACTGCTAAACTAGCTACAAAATCAACGCCAGCTACGCCGTTTTCATTAACTACTTGGGCTTCAGTAGCTAAATGGGTTCACTCATCTTTAATAAAAGTTGCGGATAAGTCTATTGCAGACCAATTATCCAAAGAGCTAATGTCGTCTGAAGCGTTTGCTAATGCGTTAGAACGGGCGCAACAAGGCCCATCTCAAACTAATTCGGCTTGGGCATTGCAATATGGTAGAATCCTCCCACGCACTGCTGCTGGCGCAGTCACCTCAATAACAGGAGAAAAATAATGGCTTTTAATGGCTCTGGGACATATAACCTGCCTGCTGGCAACCCCGTTGTTACCGGCACAACGATTTCATCATCAACAACTAACACAACCAACAGTGACATTGCAACGGCGTTGACAAACTGTATCACGCGTGACGGGCAGTCTACGCCGTCAGCTAACTTGCCAATGAACGCTAAGAAACTCACAGGTCTTGCCGCTGGCACGTCTGCGGGGGACAGTGTGCGCTATGAGCAGGTGGTGCTTTCTGCTTCATTAGGCACAAACGTAGCGACGTTTCTTGCAACACCCTCAAGTGCTAACTTAGCGGCTGCGTTAACGGATGAAACTGGAAGTGGCGCAGCGGTATTTGCAACTTCACCTACACTTGTCACACCTGTGCTTGGCACACCTTCTAGCGGTACGCTGTCATCTTGTACCGTTGATGGTACAAATGGCGTTGGCTATATTAACATCCCTCAAAACAGTCAATCAGCGGCTTATACACTTGTTGCTGCGGATGCAGGAAAACATATCTTCCACCCATCAACTGACGCTAATGCTCGGACGTTTACTATCCCTGCAAATGGTTCAGTAGCGTATCCAATTGGCACAGCAATTTCGTTTGTTAATATGACTTCTCAAGTGGTCAGTATCGCAATCACAACAGACACGATGTATTTAGCTGGTACAGGCACAACAGGCACACGCTCATTAGCGCAATACGGTACAGCAACAGCACTTAAAATGACATCGACAACTTGGATTATTTCTGGTGCGGGGTTGACCTAATGAGCGGAATTCAACAAAACTTTGCATATGGTCGTTCTTTTGGTTTTGCTAATGGATGGCCTGTTGCTAATATTGGCGCGGCATACGGAGGTGGCTTTTTTGCAGGGCAAATAAATGTGTCTGGCACTAAATACAACTTAGTTGTTGCACCTAAAGCATCTGGTGAAAGCACAGGTAGTACGTGGGGCGTTTATGGAACGACAACGGGAATAACGTCTGTCATTAATGGACCTACTAATAGTGCTGTGGAAGCAGCGTTAGGCTATCAAGCTGCCGTATTTGCTGAAGGCTTAACAATTGGAGGATATAGCGATTGGTATCTACCTGCTAAAAACGAGCTAGAAGTGCTGTATTATTTCTTAAAACCGACTACTATCCCTAACAGTACTTCATCGGGTTCAAATGCTAATGCGGTATCACCAGAGCCTATTAGCACAAACTACACAAGTGGCTCACCCGCTCGAACAAGCTCGGGTATTGGCTTTAGAACGGGGGAAACAAATGCGTTTGCCTCTGAATCCTATTGGTCTTCTACTGAGTTCGATGCTAACCAATCATGGATACAGACCTTCGACAATGGTACTCAGAACAACGTCAATAAGAACAATAGTCTCTACGTCAGAGCTGTTCGGAGAATCGCTGTGTAAACAGCGTTAATTAAATAGGAATAATAATGTACATACAAATAACAAACATTGACGCAGACACGGGTATTCTTTGCACAGAAGCACCAATGCGTACAGGACCGGCACTCCCAAATGTAAAAGGTTTCCAGTTTATCTTTCAAAACGAATCTGACTTCCCTATTGCTTCAAATGCCGATGGCTCACTCAGCACAGCACCACTGCTTTATGGAACGTGCGATGATGATGCAGACACAACATTAGTTGGCGTAGTTAAAGTGCTATCAGAAGTTGAATTTAATGCAGATAAACAAGCAGAACATTTAGCACGTCAACCATACCCATCATGGGTAGGTGATATTAATACTATGTCGTGGCAATCACCTGTAAGGTATCCGCAAGACGGTAAATACTATCAATGGGATGAATCAATAATTAACTGGGTTGAGGTAGCTTAATGGAGCATTTTATCTCTTTATTATTCCTCGCAAGGGACGTTGCGCATCGTGAGCATCTACGCACTAGAAGTTTTGCCGCGCACATAGCGCTTAACGACTTTTATCATGAGATTATCGAGCAAGCGGACGGCATTACAGAGGCGTATCAGGGCAGCTATCAGCTCCTTAAAGACCTTGAGATTATCGGCAGTAAAAATGTCGATAATATTGAAGACTTCTTAAAGAAACAAGTGACGTGGATTGATGAAAACCGCTATAAAGTCTGCGGTAAAGATGACACGCCAATTCAAAACTTGATTGATGGGATTATGGAAACCTATTTTACCGTTCTTTATAAACTTAGATTCTTGAAGTGAGGTCGAGATGCCTGACGAAGCCTGCCGTTTAGCTAAAGTAGAACAGCGCATTGATGCGCTAGAAGAAGTGTTTGAAGACAGAGGGAAAAAGCTAGACGCTATCATAGCCGCGCTTGATGAGATGAAAGCAGAGCAGTCGCGCTACAAAGGCTTTATCGGCGGTATCGTTTTTACCGTTGGCGCGTTGTTTTCGTTTCTCACATGGTGGTCGGGTAAATAATGGAATTCCTACAGTTTGCTTCGGACGTAGGATTCCCTATCGCGGCGGCGACTGGCGGAATGTATTTTGTCTACCTGACGCAGAAATTCTTGCTCGATAGTGTGCTTGAGAAGATTAAAAGCCTAATAGGCATCATCAAGCAACTTGATAAGCGCGTTACCGCTATGTCATGTGACATCACCAAAATTGATGATTTGGCGTCAACGGCGCTTAACATACCGCAAGAAAAAGACAGACCAAGACCGCCTCCTGTTGAGAGGAAAGATTAATGGACGCCAATGCAATCGCTAAATATATTAACCAGTATGGATTCCCAATTATTGCCGCTGGCGGCATGGGTTATATTGTTTACTTTGTATGGCTTTGGGCAACCACCGTCGTAAAGCCTATCCTGCAAGAAGCCACAGACGCGCTAATTGAGCTAATCGACCAAGTGCGGGTGCTGGATAATGACATGATAAGACTGACGCAAAAACTGACCACTATTCTATTGCTACGAGAAAAAAAATGAAGATAGGTGAAAAAGGGTTAGCCCTAATTAAAGAATTTGAAGGATGTAAGCTATTGTCATATAAATGCCCTGCGGGCGTGTGGACGATTGGCATAGGCTCAACTCGCTACGCTGATGGAACACCTGTGAAAGTCAATCAGGCGCTACCAACCGAAGCAGCGGCTTTGCATTTACTAGCGCAGACGCTTGCCCCCTACGAACACGCTGTAAACGCAGTTAAGGTTGAGCTAACGCAGAACGAGTTTGATGCGCTGGTATGCTTTTGCTATAACATTGGCACGGGCAACTTTGTTTCGTCAACGCTTGTTAAGATGCTAAAAGCCGATGAACCTAAGTCTGAAATAGCGGCGCAGTTTCTGCGCTGGAACAAGGCTGGCGGTAAAGTATTAGCCGGTCTTACTCGACGCAGAAATGCAGAAGCGGAGTTGTTTTTAAGCGAGTAAATCATCACGTTCGCGAGTCGCGCGAAGGATGCAATAGCGCTGATGCAATCGCACTAATATAGAGCGTCTACGTTTACCGTGACGCTCTGATTCAATCATCACCTGTAATTCACCTTCTGTGTAAGTATTCAAATTAAAGAAGATGTCACGCCATGTTAAGTTGTTCATTTTAATTCCTCTAAGGCAATATCTGAAATTGCGCGTTTGTCATGTAGACTTGCAAATATGCGCTCGTCTACGGTTTTGTCTGTTAGCAGTACATAGCAATATACGGCGTTCTTTTGTCCACTACGGTGCAATCGTCCAATGGTCTGCTCATATCTATCAAGTGACCAAGGAAGCGACAGGAACACCATTTTACTGCCGCCAAATTGAAGGTTAAGCCCATGCCCTGCTGACTTAGGGTGGACGAGCAGTAATTCCACTCGCCCTGCGTTCCACAATGAGATAACACCTTGCTGGTCAATTGTCCGCGCATTAGGGTATCGGCGTTTAAGTTCTTCAAGCTCTGCTTGAAAGTTGTACACAATAATCGTATTGGCGTGTTGGTTTTCTGCCAGTATTTCGTCTAGTCGGTCAAACTTGTGGCGCGAAAACCATGCGGTGGGTTGCCCTTCAATATACGAAAACCCGCTAGCCATTTGTTGCAGTTTGTTTACCACCACAGCGGCGTTAACCGCTATGATTTCTTTATCGTCGTAATACACTACAAAGTCTTTCTTCATCTCTTTGTACTGCTTCATATCCATTGCGCATTTGACCGGCACAACGTTAAGCGGGGGTAAAGTATCCATATACTCTTGCGTGTCGATAAGGTACGTTGCAGGCTTAATTACCGCCATCACGTCACGCAGTGAAGTGGACTTAGCTACCCATTCACCAAAGTCTTTGTTAAGAAGCACAAAATACGTTTGAAGAAAGGCGGTCTTAGATTTTCCAAGTAGCGCTGTGTCCACTATCTTGCATTGCCCAAATACGTCCTCAAGTCCGTTACTGGTAAATGAGCCGGTAAGACCCCATTTAATTTTAAAATCCTTAATGCGGGCAAACAACGCTTTAAAACGTTTACCTGATGGGTTCTTTAAAACAGTCAACTCGTCAAACACCACGCCGTCAAAGTCAGGCAATGGCGGTAGCGTTTGCAGCGTATCGTAATTAGTCACCACTACCTGCGTTGGTTTGTTGAACGCGATTAACCGTTGCGCGTAAGAGCCAACGGCGATAGATACTGTCAGATTTGGCGCCCACTTGGCCGGCTCTATCGTCCACACGTCCGTGCAGACACGCTTTGGCGCTATCACTAAGAACCGGCGTACTCTCCCCGTGTCGAGCGCTTGCTGCATGGCGGTTAGCGTTATCGCTGTTTTGCCTGCCCCCACTGGGGCGAGAATCATGCCCTTGTCTATTTGGCTCAAAAAGGCAACAGCTTCTATCTGATTGGGTCTTAGCATTGATAAATTTCCATCTTAAATACGCCGTTTGTGGGTGGTCTGCCATCATTGGAATGGTGCAGCAAGGGGTATAGCATATCCATACCCCATTCATCGTTTTGAGCTTTGGCTTCATCTATCCCGCCAAGGTAGCACAAAGTCGCTAACCTTTAGGGGAATAAACGGTACAGAATCTAGCCATTTAAGCAAATTCATGTAGTTTTCCATATCTTCGCCACGAAGGCCTTTGATGGTTGGGTCTTGGTCAACAGGTCCACTTTTAAATGCGTACATTAGAAATTCTCCAATTTGATTAGTCTGTCTAAATACCATCTCGCTTTGCGTAAATCTTCACCGCCGCCTTTTTCTCTAAAGCGCCATTGATACTTAAAAACATTACCGCGCAAATACCCACGAAACTCATCTTGCGTAAGCATTGCTTCCATCGCGTCAATGCACTGCATCTTGTCGCCTTGATAATGCGCTGGCGCGTTTACTGCGTCGCCATCTACATGAACACTGTCACCTCTTAGCATAATGTCATCTCCCAACGTTTAGGCACTATGTAGTGCGTTTTTAAAAAGTCCATAAAGTGCTGATTACGTCGTCTGCCCATAGGTCGCTTGGGCTTACTTCTGATTTCTTCGTCGCGATGCTTTTTAGCCATTAGTTTGGCGCAGTTTTGTTCTAGTAAACTTTTCTTAAAATATGCTCGAGAATAGCCATTTTCTATTCGACGAATAAACGGCTCACCGCGCATGAGCGCTGACACGCTAGGGTAGCGCAAATCGTTTTCGTCGCAAAAGTCAATCATGGTCATTTCATCTTCGCCTGCTTTAATAACCTTGATGTTGCTAATGCTTAAGTTGCACGGATTGCCGTCTAAATACTCTACTGCGTCAGTATGCTCCGGATACCATCCATAAGCTAAAAACACGGCAATCTTCCACGCTAGAAAATAGGAGTGCATACCGCTTTTCTTGACGTTAATGGTGGCGTTTTTGTTTTTCCAACTAAGCGCGGCAGGCGTATTTGCGCCGCCTTTGAAGAAGTGTCCGGTGTTACTGTTGTATCGTATCGCGCTTCTTATAATCTCTAAATCTTTATCTTTCATTTCCACTTACCACGTCAAAAAATCGTAATCTGTCGTCCATCGTCAAGTTGTTTAGCGCTTTATATAGCTTGCGCGTTTCGCCGTTGTGCTGACGTACCAAGCGCCGGCATCTAGCACGAAAGCGTTGCTCGTTAAGCTCGTTAATTAAGCCAAGCGTAAACACTTCGCTAGTAAATCTGTCTTTTAAAAAAGGGCTAAGCCCTATAAATATTTGTGAAATGTTCATCTTTGGTGCCGTATATCATTAAAAATGGGTCTTCGTTCTTTGCAGCGGTCACATTCGCGGTAACCAAGACTATTATATATGCGCCAATGGTCATGTTTACAGTCAACCGTTGTTGGCGCAGGCGTCACTGGTGATATGGGTTTTACTAATGACATAGCCATAACCCCGTTAAAAATAGTACGCCAATGTAAAACATGAGCGCTGCAACGTCATCGATTTGCATTACCCTTCCTCCAGTGCGCGAAGCATTAACTTTAATTGCTCGATTTCTTTGAGGAGTTGAAGTTTAATTTTTTTCAGCTCCTTCTTGTTTTTTTGAGCCATCTCAAGGCGTTTGTAACATTCGTCTTTTGTCATTTTGCTACCTCTTTTGCTATACGCTCACCAATCCACGCAACAACTGGAACTGCCCAGCTATTGCCTAATGCTTTATATCGTGGCCCATCTGGACAATTCTCAGCGGATTTATTACGCCAAGGTATCTGTGTATAACCGTCTGGGAAACCTTGCAGGCGTTCACATTCTGTGGGTGTTAATCTGCGTACTGCCATTTCATAACCTACAAATTCACGCTCACCACCTTGCCGTGAACCTTGTCCTTTGTAATATGACGCATCAAGTGGGCCTGCTACATCAGACATGGTGCAGATACCATGCACACCCGTTGCGTTTAATGTGTATTGCAATTCTTCTTGACTGCCTATGCCATTTCCACCGTTATGGTCTTGTCGATTGATAATGTTTTCTGCAATACCATAAGTAACTGGAATATTCCCACCACCACTACCATAAGTTGCTGACATCGTTGGTAGCACATCACCTACATTTTGAACTCTAGCGTCTTGAGCGTGCATCTCATATACCGATTTAAAATTCTCATAAGTAACTAAATCAGTCGCATCCTTATAATCACGAGCAGCGCAAGTGCTTGCAACATCTTCAGTGCTATATTCACCTATGCGTTGTTTGTTGTATGTTCCAATGCCGCTTTGAGCATCGGTGGCAGTTGCTTCCCGCGAGATTCTGCCCGGCGCAGTATCCCTGCGCAAGCCATCGAACTCAAAAAGAACCTCTGCGGGATTGAACCCGTCTCTAGCACTTGCGACAACAAACACACGTTTGCGTCGTTGGGCCAGTCCGAAATATTGGGCATCGAGGACGCGCCACGCGACTGCTCTTTTGGGTCCAAGCACCATACCAGCGTTTGTCCATTTTTTCCCGGATGGCTTAAGCTCACCATCTTCTCCTGCGAGTCCAGCCAGAAAACATCCGAAGGCATTGTCTTTGGTGTTGAGAACTCCGGGGACGTTTTCCCAGAAGATAATGGTTGGAATACTTCTAACTGTGTCAATGGCATCTGCTATCTCGCAAAAAATGAGTGAAAGGTTTCCTCTTGCATCATCAAGAGAGTTTCGGTTGCCAGCAATACTGAATGCTTGACATGGCGTACCACCACAAAAAACATCTGGTGCTTCAATTTCACCAGAAAGAATTTTCTCTGGTAGCTGCGTCATATCACCAAGGTTTGGCACATCTGGATAATGATGCGCCAATACTGCTGATGGGAATGGCTCTATCTCAGCAAGCCAAGATGCGCTCCATTTAAGTTTATTCCATGCTACGCTTGCGGCTTCAATGCCGCTACATACGCTTCCAAATTTCATTTTGACACCATATTACCTTGCACATCGCGCGTCATTTCATAAACGCCATACACTTTACCGTCACGAAGCATAAATTCGCCAATGTTAGTTTTAATAATGTTTTGATACTGCCTGTGTGTTGCGTAAATTGTTAACGTTGACGCAATAGCGCTAATTAAGAACGCGCCAACTGCAATCCAAAGTAGTTCATCTTTCATTTTTTCTTTCCTTTAATTAGCGCTTTGATTTCATCTAAATCGGTAACGCGCCACAAGAATGATGGTGCGCCTGCTTCGGAGAATCGTTTACTGCCGATTGGAAACACACCTGACCGGCGAATATGGTAATCCATGCCAGAGCGACTAATTTTATATTGCTCACAGTATTTTTTTATCGTTGTTTCAGTCATTGTCTGCCCCATTTACAGGCTTTAAATCAAGTATGGCTCGAAAATAACCTGACCTAAACGATTCAATCCTTTGTTTCGCAGTTATATCTTTTTGGCGTTGTGGCTCTAGTTCTATATGAGCGACCTTTTCAGCTAGTTGTTGCTTTAAAACTACAACAAGCAATTTTAAATCACGCTCTGCCGCTGCATACCCCCGTTGATACATTTCGCGTGCCGTCTGCGGTGGTTGTTTTTCGTTCCATTTATGGAGCATTTCCAACATAGAACATGGCCATTCAACATTTACTTCTTCTTCAATAATTAAAAGTATTTCTTTAAGTTGTTCTTTTGTTAATAAACTCATTGTACTGTCCCCGTTGCACTATCATTGCAAATTGCGCCAATAATGCGCGTCGGGCGTTTGAATAATTGATATGCGCCTACTGCAAAGGTATATTCTTCCTTTGCGTTGTTGCACGCTTGCATAGTGTCGTAAGGTATTGCAACGCTTGTGTACGCGATTACCTCATGCGTGGTTGTTTTGCCACGTTTGTCGATATTAGTATCAACAGTCAAAAACGATAATGTTAGTGCTAGTGTTGCGCTCATCTCATCACCTGCTTCATGATTTTACGCAGACGTGTAATTTCAGTTAGCGCTGACAAATGTAAACGCGCCATTATTAAGAAGCAAAACAGCATAATAAGGTATGCCAAATTGCTTTCATCAAGGTATTGTAAAAATTCAATCATTATTCTCTCTCCAGTTGTTAATATCTTCTTTGCTCCAAAGACAAGCGTACTTTTGATTAAGTTTGCCCATGTCTGATGCAAAAACTTTTTGCAGTGCTGACAGCTTGCCACCTGCGGTTTTAAGCTCAATAAACCATGTACTGCCATTAGGTAAACACACAATTCTATCTGCCACTCCTCGACAAGCAGGGGAGGTGAACTTATACGATTTGCCGTCCATTTCTTTGACGACTTTTATTAAGTATTTTTCGATGTCTTTTTCTAACATGGCTAAAGTTTATCATTGCAAACTTTTCTTTGCAAACTTTTTTTGATATACTGCAATCTCATTAAACAATTAGAGGAAGACGATGCCCCTAACTAAATGCGGTAAGTTTTATTACTACGGCAGGAAGTCACGAGTGAAGATGATGGACGAACTAAACCAGCGGTACGACGTGGATGTAGACCACGTTAGGCTTAACTTAAAACAATATTGGAAGAAACAAAATGATTGCAACAACAGCCTATATACTAATTATCGCTGTAACAACTCACGGTGAGCTTACACAATCAACAATCGAATTTGCAGATAAGGCTTCGTGTGAAAGCGCGGCAGTTAGACAGGATTTTGCGTTTAAAAATTTGCAGTTTGCAGGTAGATGGAATCTAACCTGCCACCCTTATCAACTTAGTGGAGAGAAGAAATGAATAAAGAACAAGCACTCCGTATCTTAAAGTTGCTATCTGGTTTAGAGATGTATGTTTTTATGCAAACCGATGTACCCGACCACCACAGTGATGAGTTGATTAAAATTATTGACGATTTATCTGACTATGTTTTGGAGAAAGACAAATGAGCCATTCAAGTATTGCTGGCGGTAGCACCGCCAAACGAGTTATTGCTTGTCCTGCCAGTGTTAAGTTGGTGCAACAAATGCCACCTAAACCATCATCATCGTATGCCGATGAAGGGACGCTTTGCCACCTTGCAATGGAAAAACTACTCACTGAGGATAACTTTAACATTTACAGTTTGTCGTATGCGGGCATTGATATGACAACTGAGTTGGCAAAAGAAAAGATTGAACCGGCGCTGGCGGCGCTTGATGAAATTGACCCTTCTAAATCGATGGAGTTTACCGTTGAAGCTAACGTAAGCTACGGTGATTTCTTGCCTGACGTGTTTGGTAGCGTTGACCTTATTGGCAGACTTGGCGACCGCGCTGTTATTCTTGACTGGAAGTTTGGCAGTGGCGTTAGCGTAGAAGTGGAAGAAAACGAGCAGCTCATGTTCTACGCCGCCGCCGCTATGCGCACAAAAGGGCTAGAATGGGTGTTTGATGGCGCGGCATCTATTGAGCTTGTGATTGTTCAACCCCCGTCTGTTAAACGCTGGAAAACCACCGCTAAACGCATTCGTGAGTTTGAGAAAACGCTCAAGAAAGCTATTGATTTATCTGAAACACCTAATGCGCCATTAGCCAGTGGCAAACACTGCAAGTGGTGCGCGGCTAAACCAACTTGCCCGTTAATGACAGGTGAGGTAGATAGGGCGCTAAAGGCAACGCTTGACAGTATCGATGCAGAATCTATTGCAAACTATTTACAACAAGCTGAGATTCTGGAACAATGGATTACCGATTTGAGAGCATTAGCGTTTCAAATGCTTGAAGCGGGTAAACCCGTCCCAAACTACAAACTTGTTGCGAAGCGTGGGACAAGAAAATGGACTAACGAAGCGCAAGCAGTTGAATCGCTTTTGGCTCTTGGCCTAACAAATGACGACATCTACGATTCCAAATTGGTTTCACCGGCGCAAGCAGAGAAGAAATTAAAGGCTCTGAAACTGCCTATGCCGGATGATGTTGTCGCAGTGGTATCTTCTGGCAGTACAATGGCGCACGAATCTGACCCGCGCCCTACTGTCTTATTAATCGGGCAACAATTAACAAACGCCCTCAATAAACTATAGGAAACTAAAATGTCTAATCTAACAGTATTTGGCAATGCCAACCTTCCAGCCGTAAATTCAATTTCATCTGCACTTCGTAACCTTCAGACTGACACCAATACTTCTGGTGGCGTGACTATCCTTAAAATGGATAGAACAGGTCATTGGGTATATGGCGCGTCTGAAACTGAAGTGGATAATGATAGCGTGTGGGCAGTTAATCCTTTCAGTTTCACGCACGGCTTTATTGCGTGGGGTGAAGGTGAAGTATTAGGTGAGAAAATGGTAAGCGTGACTGAACCATTGCCACAAGTTGAACCTGCGCCTGCCGCGGCTAAACGCGGTTGGGAAACGCAAGTGGGCTTCTCCCTCAAATGTATCGACGGTGAAGACAAAGGCGAAGAAGTACGCTACACAGTCACCAGCGTAGGCGGTAAACGCGCCGTGCAAACATTAGCAGTCAATATCGCTAATCAGGTAGAAACAGACCAAACTAAACCTGTTGCTGTTGTATCTCTTGGTAAAGAACATTATCAGCACAAAGCCTACGGGCGTATCTACACCCCGATGTTTGACATTGTGCAGTGGATTAGCCTTGACGGCGAACCTTCAGAAGACACACCTCAAGAAGTCATCGAAGATGACGCGCCTGCCACCCGCCGCAGACGCGCATAACCGATAAGGAGAGGGCGGCTGAAAGGCCGCCTTTTTTTATGCCTATACTTTATATCGATTTTGAAACAAGAAGCGAATGTGATTTGCCTAAGCATGGCGTTTACAATTACGCGCAAGACCTGACTACTGACGTGCTGTGTATGTGCTACGCCTTTGATGATGAGGACGTGCAGACATGGACGCCTGATATGCCGTTTCCTGACAACGTTCGCAACTTCACGGGTCAGATACGAGCGCATAACGCCGCGTTTGAGCGGCTAATCTTTTGGTACGTTCTACAGATAGACTATACGCTTGAGCAGTTTTACTGCACCGCTGTGCAAGCACGAGCTAATTGCCTTCCGGGCAGTCTTGAGGATGTTGGACGTGCTATCTCTAGCGAGATGCGCAAAGACCATCGTGGCAAGATGTTAGTTAAGCAGTGCTGTACTCCTCCGTTTAACACCAAATTGCTACCTGAGCTTATCGAGTATTGCCGTCAAGACGTAAGAACCATGCGAGCAGTGTCTACTGCACTGCGTCAGTTGACAAATGACGAGCTTGCAGACTATCACGTCAACGAGCGCATTAACGACGCAGGTGTTCTCGTGGACGTTGACTTGTGCCGTGCCGCCATGCGCTACGCTAGCGTTGAGCTTGAGGAAATCCAATCTCGCGTCGTGGAGCTAACGGACGGTGCAATTAAATCTGTTCGTTCACCGAAGATGCGTGAGTGGGTGCTTGAGCGTGTTGGTTCTGTCGCTCGTGAGCTAATGTGGAATGGTGAGAAGTATTCTATCGACAAAAGCGTTCGCGCTAATTTGCTGTTGATGGACGACCCTGAAGAAATTCCGCCGCACGTTGCGGAGGTTATTCAATGCGCTGATGACTTGTGGGCGTCGTCTGTGGCGAAGTTTAGCCGTCTGCTTTCTCTTGCAGATTTTGAAGACCATCGTGTGCGTGGCGCGTTTGTGTTTAATGGTGGCAGTGCGACTGGTCGAGCGTCGTCCTATGGTGCGCAGGTGCATAACTTTACGCGTAAATGCGCTAAAGAGCCACAACGGGTGCGTGATGATATGGTCGTTGGGCGTGACATTGTTCCGGTGCATGGCAAGCGTGTGACGGACGTTTTAAAGGGTATGCTTCGCCCTGCGTTGATGCCTGCCGCCGGTAATGTTTTTGTGGTAGCAGATTGGGCAGGTATTGAAGCGCGTGTGACGCCTTGGGCTAGTTTGCAGCATGGCAGTGAAGATGTGCTTAACGTGTTTCGCAGTGGCGAGGACATTTACGTTCGCGCCGCCGCTGGTATCTTTAACCGTCCGATGGATATGATAACGCCTGACCAACGTCAGATTGGTAAGGTCGCTATTTTGTCGTGCGGCTATATGGGTGGGGCTGGGGCGTTTGGCGCGATGGGTAAAGCCTATGGCATTTCACTGCCTGAAGCGGAGGCTAAGCGCACCGTTGACGCGTGGCGTCGCAGTAACTCATGGGCGGTGCAGTATTGGGGTGAGCTTGAGCGAGCGTATATGTGCGCCATGCGCCATAAGGGGCGTGAGTTTACCGCTGGTCGCGTGACGTATCTGTTTGACGGTGTGAATTTGTGGTACGCCCTGCCGTCTGGTCGGGTGCTATGCTACCCATCGGCATATATTGAAGACGGGTCGGTATCTTACGCTAAGGCGGCGTGGAAACCCGCTGCTGATGCAGTCGAATGGCCGCGAGCTAGGTTATGGGCTGGACTCGCTTGTGAGAATATTACACAGGCGATTGCAAATGATTTACTTCGTGACGCATTAGCGCGAATCGGGCATACTGTCGTGCTTCATGTTCACGACGAGATTGTGCTGGAAGTGAAAAAAGAAGATGCGGCGACAGCCGCGCAAGACTTGGAAACCGTGATGTGTAGCGCCCCTGCGTGGGCAGAAGGATTACCCTTAGCGGTTGGTGTATCAACATTAGAGAGATATGGAAAATGAATTTTATTACTTACTTGGAACGTATCGCGCCTGAAGGCGAAAGTATCCTTTTAGTCAAACAAATTGCTAAAGACAACGGTCAGTTTGCATGGCCTGCTTATCTTCCTTCTCGATACGACGGCAAAGGCGCGTGGTATGGCAATACCGCGTCGTTTATCTCGTCACGTTTTAAAGATGGCAAACCGTCTGCGAGTGCGGGCAACTGCGAGTACGTTGCTTTTCTCGTGCTTGACGACATTGGCACCAAGAGTTTGCGTCCTCCTATTGAGCCGACATGGATAATGGAAACCTCACCGCAGAATTACCAGTGGGGCTACACGTTTGCTTTAGATGATATGCCAACTAAAGGTGAGTTTAGCGCCGCTATTAAAGCAATCGCTGACGCGGGCTATACTGACAGTGGCGCGATTAACCCCGTGCGTAATTTTCGCCTTCCTGCGTCAGTCAATTTGAAGCCTGACCGTGCGTCGTTCAAATCTATCCTTGTGGAGTTTCACCCTGAGCGTGAATTTACGCTTGACCAAATTTGCTCGGCGCTTAACGTTCACCCGTCTGCGGCTGACACGGCGACAGTGCGCCCGATTGCTATCATCGACACGGGTAATGATGACGTGCTGGAATGGCTATCTTCGCGTGGTGACGTGATGGAGTCCGCTAACGCTGAGGGGTGGGTTGGGGTTGTTTGCCCTAACCACGCTGAGCATACAGACGGGCAGTTGATGGGCAGATACCACCCGCTTAACCGCGCTTACTGTTGCTTTCATGGTCACTGCGCGTCGTGGGATAGCCGTACTTACCTCGCATGGGTAGCTGAGATGGGCGGCCCTAAACACTCACATGGTCTTCGTGAAGAAATACTTGCAGAGGTGATGCACACAGCGATTAACAAACTCGAACCCACTGATATGTTCAGCACTGACGCGGCGGCGGCTATCATTGCAGAAGTCGAGCAGAAGGAAATCGCGCGGCTTGAAAAGGCGGAGTGGTATCAACGCTTTGCTTACGTCATGTCAGACGACTCTTATTTTGATTTGCAAAACCGTCGTGAATTCTCACGTCAGACGTTCAACGCCGTGTTTCGTCATGTGTCGTGCAAAAGTATTCACTCTGACCGCAAGATAGAGGCCGCCATGAGCTTTGACGAGAACCGTCAGGTGATGGGCGCTAGAGTGCTGGCAGGTATCACCTTTGCCGCTGGTGACTCGGTGATTGCTATGCGTGACGGTGAATTGTATGGCAACCGATGGCGTGACGCCCGTCCAGATTCATCTCGTGGCGGAAATTTGGGTGGCAATATATCCCTATGGCTTGACCACTGTAAATCGCTTGTTCCTGACGAGCGTGAGCTGGAACACATTTGGAATTACATGGCGTTTAAGGTGCAGAATCCGCGCGTTAAGATTAACCACGCTATTCTTCACGCGGGTGGTCAAGGTATCGGTAAAGATACGATGTATGCCCCATTCATTTACGCCGTGTGTGGACCTCATTTGCGTAATTACTCGCTTATGTCTACTGACACCATTCAGTCCGCGTGGGGCTATCATTTAGAAGCAGAGGTTATTGTTATTAATGAGCTTAAAGAAGCCGACAGCGCCGCCCGTCGGATGCTAGCCAACAAACTCAAGCCTGTTATCGCCGCGCCACCTGAGATGCTATCCGTTAACCGTAAAGGCCTTGCCCCGTATAACCTTGTAAACCGTCTTGCCGTGCTTGCGTTCTCTAATGACCGTGTGCCGTTGTCACTCGAATCGGGCGACCGTCGTTGGTTTGCTACTTGGAGTACGGCGGAGCGTCTTGCGCCGCAATCAGCTACCGCTATATGGAAATGGTTTAATGACGGCGGTGGGTATGACCTTATTGCTAACTGGTTGTTCTTGCGTGATGTGTCTGCGTTCAACCCTGCTGCGCCTGCGCCTATGACAGACTTTAAAATGTCACTGGTGCAGAATAGTCTGTCCGCTGTTGAGTCGTCGCTGCTTGACATGATTACGCTGCGTATGGGTGAGTTTGCATCCGGTGTGATTGCCTCTCCCTTTCAAGCCATTTGTGAACGCGCCGCTATGTCGTTTGGCAGTAAACAATTCCCGCCTGCTGCTTTGTTTCATGCACTTGAAGAAGCTGGGTGGGCTGATAAGGGAATGTGCAATTCGCGCTCGGCTAAGACTAAGAAACACATTTTCTGCGCACCTGAGTTTGCGCACATGAGCAAGTCTGCGCTGCGTGATTTAGCAGAGCAAAAACCTGTTGCAAAAGTTGTAGCGATTAAGTAGACTACCTTTAACAATTCTCTCTAATTGTTAGTTCATGTGTTCCTCAATTATCGGCTCGGATGATTGGGGAATTTTTTTGGCATTTGGTTTCGTGGCAAAAATTTGCAAATCGTTTCGTGGCAAAAATTGAGCGTTCATTAGATTTGAAATCCTGTACATCTCCAGATTCGAAATTCCGACCTTATCAAATAACCATCAAATAAGATTTTGCGCGTGATTTTACGCCCGCGCCTGGTATTGTATATGGCGTTTTTATAGCCTTTATTGGCCTTTGTTGCCTTGTTTGACTGGAAGGCAATACTAGGGTATTGCTAAACTATTTACTGCAGTGTAACGGGCTTTATACGTCGTTAAATGGTAGGCAATAAAAAAGGGCTATTTAAGCCCTTGCAGTTGTTTGACGCAATAAAAAAGCGGACTTTCGTCCGCCTTCTTGTTTAGCTTTCCAGTAATATCGCCAAAATGGTGAATTTAACTAGAATCAAAAATACAATTATCATAGTCTCATTCCCATGACGATGCTAGTTTGAAACGTATCACGATTAATTTGGATTAATCCATCACGAAAACTTAGCATAATGTTTTCGTCTTTATAGCATTCGAGCGCGTTAAGTAAATAACTGATATTAACGCCTTCGCTTGCTTTCGTACCGCTTGAATGAATGAATGGTATACTCGCAAGCGTGTCACCGTGATGATTAAAATCTAGCATTTTATCTGTAACGGTTAACATCACGCCTTGCAATTTAGGCGGCAAAAACGGCGTGACATCCTTTATTGCCTGGATTAATAGTTTTCTATTAACGTCTATATCACCGTTAATTGTAGTATTAAACACTTTTGAAAAATCAGGGTATCTATGGTCGATTAACCGCGTTTCAATAGTCCAGTCTTCGCCCGTAAATTTAGCGTGAGATTCTGTAACGGTCATTAGGAAGGATGTTTTAATCTTACTTAATATGAGTAGGGCCTCACTTGGAATTAAAGCGTTAAAATCAGGGCCCGTTTCACCTATGGCGGTATTCATAATGAGCTGATGGCCATCACTGCCGGCAATCTGCAATTTATTATTTTCTCGCTTGAAATTCATGCCTTTTAAATAGTAACGTACTTCCTTCGGTCCGCCCGTCATTTTTAACCACTTGGCATTTATAAAGCCGGCCGGTATGTGCTGGATGCCGATAATTTTATTGTCGTCCTTAGCACCTTGAAAAAACTCGCGTTCAGATAACGGCAGCGCGTTACCTTTTACAGTTAGATCCGCGTCTATATCGGTTAATTTAAACGCTTTAATTTTAGCTAGATCTAAAACCGCGCTTATATTGTGGTGCTTGTATAGTTCAACATTTAACGTTGAAGTGTTTACTTTTACGCAATCACTTTCGAATTTTGCAAGGTGATAACCTGCAGCGCGTTCCTTCAGTGCTTGTTTTACTATTTCCGCGAAAATTATGTTTTTCATTGTTAAGCCTTTATTTTTATTAGGTGCAAAATTACACCGCATAACGCGCGACGTTAGCCACGCGCTATACGTTGAAATCTTCTACCAGTTATTAGAAAAATAATGGCCGTTTGATTCTACATAGTCAAACATTAACGCTTTAGCAGCGGCTTGCCAGTCCATATGGCAAAATGGCCATTGTTCACTAACGTCATTTATATAGCCACATTGGTCGGCCATATCATAAGCAAAATCACTATCACTGTCATATGTGCCAATATACGCGTTCATGATTGAATCAAGCGGTATTTCACAATCTAGTCCAGCGTCAATAACTTCTTTGTCATTAGATAGACACGCGTTAACGTAGTAATAGACTTCTTCAAGGTCAACACATTCTTTTTGGTAATTTTTATGAACATCGTCAAAATCTTGGAACATTAGTTCAGGGTCTGATTCATCATTGTGCAATTCCTTGCAAGCATCAATAAATTGTTCCGCGTCGTTGTAGTCCGTTAATGTTAACCACGCGCCGGTTAAATTGCCATTGTTGTATTTTGCATAGGTCACAACGTAAATTTTCATGTTATTGCTCTCTCTCTTGTTAGTTGTTGCGCCGGCGTTAACCGGCGCGTCAGGTTAAATGAATCTGATTTTGAATTTTAAGCTATCAATTAATAATACTTCGTTAGCGTGTAGCATTGCGTTCAGGGTGTTGCTAATCGCGAGTATTTCACTTGTTGTTACGCGGTCAAAAGTAATTGTATTTTTATCGCTATCAAACGCGGTAACATTTAAACCTTGCGCAAGTAGTGCAGTATAAATAGTTAGTGTGTTCATGTAGGCAGTCTCTCTATAGTGTGGTTAGTGTAGGCAGTCATCAAAATAGATGACTTGCAAAACATTATAAAGCAATAAAATTTAAATGCAATACTTTGTTTTGCGAATAGATGTTTTGTAGGTGGCGTGTAGGCGGTGTGTAGGCAGTTAAATGACACTTAGACTGCCTACGCGCAACCCCGCGCTGTGCTTGACTTGAAGGAATGTGTAGGCAGTGTAGGTAGTGTAATTACTATACAGAAAAAGTTATAATATATACCATAATAATAATAAGGTATATAATATTATATATAAAAGACCGGC